GAAAAAATGAGCAAAACAGTTACAGACGAAGAAATAGTAGAAGCATACAACGAGTTAGTAAAAGAAGGTAAGATAAATAAAGTAGAGTTAGGTTTAGCAGATGATTTTGAGAAAAAGTTTGACGCTACAGTTGATAAAGACTCTAAAATTGCTAACAGTTTAATTGACGATTTAAGAAAAGCTGAAGTAGCATATAACAAAATACAAAATGACTATAAAGAGTCTTTAAAAATTGGTGAAAAACTTTTAAAACAAGCAAAAGAACTAGGTATAAAACTACCTGCAACTATTAGTAACAAAGTTGAAAGCAGTAAAGTTGGAATTAAAGAAATGCAAAAAAACATTTCACTTATAAAGAAAACATATAATTTAATAAATTAATAACTATGTACAAAAATTACGAAGAAAAACTAAACACAATACTATCTAACGCAAAAGGTGAAAAACCTACAAAAATTAATTTATCAAAAATGGACGATATAGAAGAAGCTATATCACGTGCATTTGGACTAGAAGATTTTGTAGAAGAAGCAATAGACGAAGCACAAACACAAGCAATAAGAGCTAGAGACATTGTAAGATTTGATATGAATGACGCAATAGTAGAAGCAGAAGGTTTACTTGATGAATTTGAAGCAGACGTAAAAGAACTAGGTATTGATTTACCTGCACGAGCAAAGCAACTAAGAAAACAAATTGAAGACGCAGAAAGTTTACAAAAAGATTTGGAACGTAGAATAAGAGATATATAAAAATCAAATAACAAATTAATAATTCTATTATATACTAAAGACTTTAAAAAATGGATTTAAAAAAACAAATATTATCAGCATTAGGTTTAGACAAAGAAGAAGAAGTAAAATTAGAATTTCAAGCTAAACTAATAGACGGTACTATTATCGTTTCAAAAGCAGCCGAACTTGCAGAAGGCGTAGAAGTAATGATACTTGCAGAAGACGGTAGTACAATGCCTGTACCTGTAGGAACTTACGAAACAGAAGACGGTGTTGAATTTAAAGTAGAAAAAGAAGGTATCGTAGCGTCTATGGACAAAAAAGAAGTAGAAAAAGAAGACGAAGACGAAACAGAAGAAACAGAAGAAGTTGAAGCAGTAGAAGAAGAAGAAATGTCAGAAGAAGTAAAAAGCGAAAACTTTGACAAAAAAGCACTTATTGAAGAAATTGGTGCAGTAATTAAAGAACTTTTAGAAGAAGTAAGATCAGACGTGTCAAGACTTTCTTCAGAACTTGAAGAAATGAAAGACTTAAATGGTGAACTTACTACAGAAAAAGAAGAATTACAATCACAAATCGTAGAATTATCTAAAAAACCTGCAACAAAACCTGTTGAGGTTAGTAAATTCAACGAAACAAAAACAAATACAAAACCTTACGCTAGTATGAATAGTAAAGAAAGGTTTTATTATAACTTAAATAATAATTAAATAATAACAAAATGGGTTTTTCAATTAATTCAAATTATACAGGTGACCATGCCGGACAATATATAGGAGCAGCATTAAAGTCATCAAAATCTTTAGAGTTTTTAACAGTATTAGAAAATATAAAATTCAAAAGAAACATAAGTAAAGTAAGCACAACAAACATGATTAAAGACGCAACTTGTGACTTTGTAGACGCAGGTACACTTACTTTAACAGAAAGAGTATTAACACCAAAAGCATTAGAAATTAACGTTGATCTTTGTAAAAAAGATTTACTACAAGATTTCCAATCTGCACAAATGACTGCAGGTAGACACAATGACGGAATGTCTGACGACTTTGCAGCATTTGTAATGTCTTACTTGTCTTCTACTATTGCAGACTATGTAGAAACTAACATTTGGGCAGGAAACGGTGGCACAAATGAATTTACAGGTTTTATGCACCCAACAGACGGAACTTTTGCAGGCGACACACTTGTAGAAGTAGATAATACATTAGGTGCAGGTTCAGGTTATACTGTAGCAAGTATAGATGACGACCTTAACGCACTTGTCAACGCAATTCCTTCGGCTTTATATCGAAAAGAAGATTTGTATATTTATATGTCAGTATCTTCTTACAGACTTTACTTAGCGAACCAAGCAAATTCAGGTTATCAAAGACTATTCAATATGAATGACGATTTTGTACCTATGTTTAATGGTGTTAAGATCGCAGTATGTCCTGGCATGGTAGAAAACAAAATGATAGCAGCACAACAGTCAAATCTTTTCTTTGGAACTGATCTTGTTTCTGATCACACAGAACTTAAAATGTTAGATATGGGTGACTTAGACGGTTCTGACAATATCAGAGTAGTGGCAAAGTTTACTGCAGGTTGTCAGCACGCACAAGGTGGCGAAATTGTAAGAATAGACTAATAATTAATTAACAGTAAGAGAGGGTGTTAAAACCCTCTTAAACTGTCTTAAAACAATAAATATGGCTTGTGAATTAACTAAAGGAAGACAATTAGACTGTAGAGATACGGTAGGTGGTGTAAAGGCAGTATACTTTGTACAACACGCAGACGCTAGCATAAACGAAGCAGGTGGTGGTGCAGGTGAAGAACCTGCGTCAGGTACTATTTCAGACATAGATATAACTAATAGTGGTTCAGGCGATAAACTATTTAAATACGAGGTCACAAGAGGTACTGCGTCATTTACCGAAACAATCACAGGTAGTACAGAAAACGGTACGGTATTTTTTGATCAATCAGTAAATATTAAATTACACAAACTTAGTATAGCAGACAGAAACGAAATAAAACTATTATCACAAAATAGATTAATAGTATTTGTAGAGTTAAACCAAATCAATAGTTCAGGTAAAAGAGTTATTGTAGCTTTAGGTGTAGAAAACGGTTTACAATTAAATACAGGTACAAACGTTTCAGGTGCAGCATTAGGAGATATGGCAGGTTCAGACTTGACATTTAGCGGTCAAGAGAGCTTTCCTGCAAGTATTGTTGCAGACTACAGTAATAGTCCTTTTGACAATACTGCATTTACAGTAACAGTACATAACAGTTAATATATGTTTTCATAAATAAAAGAAGGGTGGTATTTTACCACCTTTTTTTTTACTTATAAAATAAATTAAAACTTTTTCTATTATATAATATGCAACACGCAACTTACGGTTCTACAACTAATTTTTATGTGACTACAGAAGACAAAAGAATAGACACAACAGTACCAAGTACACAAATTAGATTTTTAGTAAAATTTACAAATGATTTATCAGGAAATGTAAAATACGCATACGGACAAAGTCAAACAATTAGAGAAAGGTACACAGATTTTAGTTTTACACATAACACTACAGAAAATGTTTTTACAGGTGCTATTAATTTAACACCTTTTGGATATTATAAGTACGAAGTATATGAAGTTAGTTTTAACGGTACAGTACCGACATTAGACGCAAATACTGCACCTATTAACGAAACAGACGCAGCAAACAACACAGGTAGTGTACACGGTGTAGTAAAAGGTTTAGTAGAACAAGGCAAACTATTAGTAAGCGAAACAGTAGGTAGTGAGCAAGTAAAATATACACAATATACAGAAACAACAAGTACAAATTATATACACATCAATTAAATGGACACAACACAAGAATTATTATCAGAACAGTTAGGAAAAGGTGGCGTACAAATAGTAGTAGCAAGTGATAATGCAGTCGGTAGTTTAGATTGTTACGCAGTACATTTTCCAATAGATACAACTGTGACCGATCTAAACACAGGTGCAAACGTTACAGGAACAGACTCTAACTTACATCAATCTTATAGTGCAGGCACGACATTATTTTTATCATTTACTCAAATTCAAATAAGTAGTGGTTTAGCGTTAATATACAAGAACGACACTCTGTAATGAAATTAGCTTTATCGCAAAATTTAACTTCTACTGTTTCAGCAGAATTTGATCCTGCAACACACCCTAATATAAAAGCCTTTTATAAATTTAAAAGTTTAGGGGGTGCAGATATATCTAACGTTGCTAATTGGACAGATCAAACAGGTAACTTTAATATGTTACAGGCAACTGACTCTGAAAAACCACAATATACTGCAAGTACAGGTGCAGTAAGTTTTGACGGTGCAAATCAAAGTTTACAAACTGCGTCAGACATATCTTTAGCAAGTCAGTTTACAATAGGCGTAAGAATGAGTCTTACAGGGAGTATTAATAATGACGTTGTCTTAGCAGATAATACTACAACAGGTCACTTTATTAGAATTAAAGACCTTGACACTATTACAGTTAGAATTGCAGCTAGTACTGCACAAGATTTTGATTTAAATTCAGGTACAATACAAGACGCAACAAATTTTAATTTAATAGTTTCACGTAATGATGACGGCTTAATAAAAATATTTTTAAACGGTACAGAACAAGCTGACACAAATACGAGGACAGGTACGTTTTTAATAGACGCAATAGGTGTAAGAGCAACAGACGCAAATGATTTAGAAGGTTCTATTTTTGAAGTTCAAATATATGACGGTGTTAGTTTTAGTACTGCAGGTTTTATAACAAAAGTAAATAACAGATTATCTAGTTTATAATGGAAAATTTAATTAATATAAATTTAGAATACAGTACCGCACCACAAATACAAGAAGCACGTGGTAAAAATTGGATTGAATACGGTACAGACGACTACAAAAACCTGTACCCACAATTTATTATTGACTTATACTATAATTCAGGCACACACTCAGCTATTATAAACGCTACTGCACAAATGATTGCAGGACAAGACGTGACTGCAAAAGAAACAGATAGTGTAGAGCTAAACGCAAAGCTAGAAAACTTCTTTAAAAACGCTAATAGTAAAGAAACACTACACGAAGTAATTAAGAAATGTGCTTTTGACTTTAAGCTACAAGGTGGTTTTGCACTTAATGTTATATATTCTAAGTCAGGACAGGTAGCAGAAATATATCATGTGCCTGTAGAACGCCTTAGAGTAGGTTTACCAAACGAATTAGGTAGAGTGGACAAATACTATATCTGTGCAGATTGGAGTAATATAAGACGAAATAAACCACAAGAGGTTGCAGCATTTAACCCACTAGACAGAAGTACACCTAGTCAGATACTATACACAGGTCTTTATAGTCCAAATATGGAAATGTACTATACACCTGATTATAGTTCAGCGTGTAATTGGGCGTTAATAGATCAAAAGGTAAGCGAGTACCATTTAGGAAATATAGAGAGGGGTTTTTCAGGTTCTTATTTTATAAACATGAACAATGGTGTACCAACTGCAGAAGAAAGGCTACAAATAGAACGTAGTATAGAAAAGAAGTTTACAGGTTCAGGTAACTCAGGTAAATTTGTTTTAAGTTTTTCAGATAGTAAAGACAGAGCAGCAGAAATAACACCTATTGAAGTAAGCAATGCAGACAAACAATATTTAGCATTACAAGAATTATTAGTGCAAAACATAATGACAGGTCATAGGGTTACAAGTCCAATGTTATTAGGAGTAAAAACAGAAGGACAACTTGGTGGTCGTGATGAACTTATGCAAGCATTTGAGATATATCAAAACACAGTTGTAAAACCTTACCAAGAACACATACTAAAAACACTTAAAAAAATACTATTAGTAAACGATATACAAGCAGACTTACAAATAGTACAATCTTCACCAATTATGACTACGTTTACCGTTGAGGATATGCGTAATGTAATGACTAAAGAAGAAATAAGAGAAAAGCTAGGGCTTGAACCTTTAGAACAAGAAAACTTAGAAAGCGAAAAACTAGCTAAAGTAGGTGATATTGACGGTATGCCTGTTTACAGTACAGTAG